GTTTTAATTAAGCTCCATCATCAATGTTAGAAGCTGAAGCATCTTCACCATCTCCACCAACTGAAGAGCCATATTCATCTTCACCCCGCAATGCAATAATATCCATACGTATATCTGATACTCCACGAGAGACTACTCCTGATGACCAGCCCTGAACTCTACAGCCAACGGCAGTAAAAAGCGATAAGCCAGTTTTTCTATCAAGAATAACAACCGAGAAATCTTCTTCATTAAGAAGGTCTTTAAGTAGTGTTGCATTGGCTACTTTATATGGACCACTTTCAACTACTCTATACCCAGTAAGAGTTAATGTAACCGCTTCTTGTGAAGTTGGTACGATTTCTCCTGGTGAGTATCTTCCTAGTGTGAATAATGGTTCTTTTGATTGTCTAATTGACCATGAACAGTTAGTGAAAAGACCTACGACTTGACCATTAATCAATATCTTAGCTCTCGACCCAACAAGCGTCTTTGCAGTTGCCATTGTGCGTTATCTCCTTCCTTGAGATAGGGGCCGAAGCCCCTACTTATAATTTAATTAAACTGTTTGTTCTACTTGAGAAATTGCCATGACTACTGGCACAAAATAAATGATTCCAGCCAACTTAACTTCGCAAGCAATTCTCATTACTCCGCCACTTAATTTTACTGAAACATTCTTGTAACCTTTTATAGCATCATCCGATGGAGCAATCCAACGTAGGCGTAAGAAGTTGAACATTTCTGTTTCAAGTAAAGATTTAGCGGCAGCGGCAGAAACTTCGGCAACTGATTTACCAACAATAGCTCTATCGAAACGAACCTTTAGAGTAAGGGCCATTAGGTCAGCTACGTAAACAGCTTGTAAGCTGTTGTATACGAAGTTGTTGTCAATTGAATAAGTTGTTTGGTCACTTACCCAACGGAATCCACCAGTAGAAATTTTTTGTCTAAACAGTAAGCCTGCTTTTAATGCATCTTCCTGATCCCCTGGATTTGAACCATCGAATCCAGTTGGATAAATTACGCCAGTTACTTGAGAACCTTTGGATACAATTCCTTTGTATCCGGCCGCAAGTTGCATAGCGGCGGCATTAATAGCTGCATACCATGGTTGGAAAGTTTTAATTGTTCCATCAATAGATGGGTTGCGAGACTTCTCGAAACACAGACCGAATCTAAAGTTTGCCAAGTTATTAGCAGCTTCTTTTGTTAATTCGTAAGTTGTCCAGATAGAACCGATTGCAGAACGATTTTTCATTCTTTTCTCAGTACTCATCTCGATAACATGACCACTTAAATATTGGTTAACAGCTTCTACAACATATGTTGAAGAGCTCTCTGTTTCACCTTCAAGAATATCTGCATCAGCATCTTGAGAAATTAGTGGTACAATGAAATTTGTTTCAAGTTTTTTACAAGCTTCGATTGCGCTAATGAAGTCTGCAGAAGTTGTTCCGCCTTTTGAACCACCGTCAAGGAATTGGTCTGGAGTGATTACTTCTGGTAACCCATTCCCAACCATTGACACAGCGATAAGAGGAGATGCGCCAACAATAGTCTTGAAATCATATGCGTCTTTTTTAAGTAAACAAGTCTTAGAAGATGTACTTACTGAAATATTGAATGTTCCTTTTGGTAATTCAGAACAAGCAAAAGTTGTGTATTTTGATAAAGTTACTGACGCAGAGAAGTTGCTTTTCGAGTTAATGAAATCAACTAAATCTTTTAGAACTTTAAACTGAGAGAACGTGCAAGTAAAGGCCAAAGCATTTGCTTTATAAAACTCAATTTTATCAGCTAATACATTGATAAAAGAATTTTCTTGAGAGCAAGCGATTTGTACAACTACATCTCCACCAACTGTATAAGTTGATTGTTGAGTTCCTTTAGATACTAGGAAAGCTATTTTCTTTTCAGCTGCCGACACTAGTACTTTATTTGAAAGAGATGCTCCAGCATAAGTTGACTTATCTAGGAAGATTGATTCCACTGAACCAACTACTTCTAAAGTTTTACCTAATCCATCAATTTCTGGTTTAAGTACTATGAATGGTTGAGTAGATTGAGTGATTGCTGTTACTTGGTTGAATGAACCAGTTGTACCCGCACTTCCATCAGAAATTCTAACAAGAGTTACTGTGTCGATTGTTGCAGAAACTACTTCATAGAATCCAGCGTTTACACCGGCAAAAGTTGCTAGATATTTTACAATATCTCCAGCTTTTGGAGCTGCTACAAATCCAGTTGGAACCTGAACAACAACATTTGTTCCATCGTTAGAGATGGTGGTGAATGTCCCTGTTAACCCAACAGTGGCTTGTCTATCCATTCCCGTTTTGTTAAAAATATTAATATTTGTAAATAGGATAATGTCGTCATCCGCAGCATTAATTACACCACTAGCAACGCCAATTGTAGCGCCTGTTGGCCCAGATAATTTCTTAACTGTAATTGTAGCATTTGAAGCAGTGTTGACCACTTGAACAACTACATAGGCACCAGCATTGTTTACTAGTCCTGTCCCTTTAATAGCAGAGGCGTGTGAGACCCCGAAATCACTGTCTGGTATGATTAATGTTTGCCCCTCAACCGGTGCTGTCGAGAAGACCGATCCTGATTGAAGAGTGATTGTTAGACGATCTGTATAACCAGCAACTAAAGCAGTTGAGATTGTTTTTGATAATGCACCAAGTCCAGTTAATGGCTTAACAGTTTTCCCACCTGTGGCAAGAATTCCATTACTAACATCTTGGATAGTTGAAACTAGGTCACTGGCGATCATCTTTGTGTTAACAGAGATATTGCTTAGGTCTCCGCCATTTGGACGTAGGCTGAAAGTTACTGGTGTAACGAAAGCTGGAGCGTAAAGGATTTCTTCTGCTTTTGGAGCTATTTCGTTTTGAGCAACTGTCGACTTAACTTTAATTAAGTTTCCTGGTGCCCCAAATTTCTTTGCTTGTAAATTAGCGTATGTTCCAAAACCTGATTTCGAAACAGCTAGTGTTGCTGGTGTTGATTTGTTTGTTTTAACGATTCGGATTTGTTGAACTGCGCCAGTAATAGCTGGGTCGTTTGCCGCTTTGATTGCGTGAGCAAATGCTTCGACGATGCGACCTGTTCCATATTTATTAACAACTGAACCATATTGCTCAGGTGTGAACGCAACTTCTGACAAATCAGATTCTAGTGTAAAATCTGGCCCCTCATCAGCTTCACCAATAATAGTTAGTACGCCAGCCGTACCAATATTTGATGCTTGAGTTTTTACTTGTTGTTCGACATACGTACCAGGGACGTAAAGTTGTGATCCTGAGTCAGTGACATATGATTGGGCCATTTTATCCTCTCCTATTTAATCTTTAATAATATTAGGTTCTACAACCCGAAGTCTTTCAAGCCTTTGGCAAAATCTTGAGACTCCACGAAACCCTTCTTTTCCATGTGTGTTTTTAATGGTTGGAACAAATGATTAGGGATTTTTTGTGTGGCCCACCATTGTTCGAAACTTAGCTTGCGTTTAATCGGTTCAGCTGGGGTAAGGGGTATTGAAACCTCTTCAATCTCAGGGATGATTACAGTGATGTCACCAAATTGTTTTTTTGCCATTATTTCTTTCCTTTTTTCATCCCAATAGCTTTCTTAGCATTTTTGGTTTTGCTTTCTATTGTTTCTTTACCTGCTTTTTTAGCGGCATCATTAAGTCTCTTAAGTTTCTTTTCTTCTCTAGCGACAGCTTTTTCATCTTTATTCATAGCTTCGCTGGTGAACTCTTTCTTTTCTTCTGGTAAATCGTTTTTAGTGCCAATTGCCTCGCTTAAAGTTCCCTTACTCTCAGCGAATTTTTCAGCGATTTTACCTGCTTGAACCGCTGTATCATTTAGCATTTCACGCATCTTTTTAGCTGTTTCGTCGTTTTTCTCACGAATCACGTCTAGTCCAGTTTCTAGCTCATCTTTAACCATTTCTGATTTAGGTAATTTTGGCTTAATTTTCGACTGTTCTGCAGTAGTTCTTTGAATAGAGAGTTTTGGGATTCCAGCTTTGTTACCTTGGCCGTTTTTATTTCGAACCATTGCTCCAACATCAGAAACACCTTTTGGGCGAGCAGTCGACGCAATATTCACACCCTTAATTGATTGGTGGCTTGAGTATTCTTTGCCGGCTTTACGAGCAGCGTGCTCCTGAGCCGGTTCGTCGATCTTAGGTAATTTTTTGCGAAAATAATCCCCCTTAGCCATCTCTGCTTTAGGTAGGTTAGGCTTTTTCATTGCTTTTTGCTCAGCAATTACCATTTCATGCTCTGGTTTTAAGTGCTGCTCTTTCCACGCTTGCTTATGCTCTGGCTTATCGGAATTGGCTTTATCCTGCAAAATTCCTAAGCGAGACTTTGAATGACCCTTAATGTGTTGATTCAACCTATCCCTATGAACACCTTTAACATCGTGCTTGCCTTGAACTCCCACATCTCCCTTAGCCATTTCTGATTTTGGTAGATTCGGTTTAGGCATAGCTTTTTGCTCTGCTAGTACTTGTCTGTGAACATCTTTACCAGATGCACTGCTTAGACCCGCAGTTGCTACATGAGCTTGTGAAACCCCTAACATTTTTGGGTGAAATGCAGGTTTATTAATACCTTTTGAGTGGTCCACTGGTTTGTGGAATTTTGGCTGCCAGTCTTCTTTACACAATTCATTTGCTGATTTCTTAACATGCTTATATCCACCAGAAGGAGTGAGTCTATGTTCGCGCTCCATATTTAAAGCGGTGGCCACGGCTTGTTTTTGTGGCTTACCTTCGTGAACGAGTTTTGAAATTTTCTTACCTACGGCATCAGAAGACTTATCTAATTCAGCTTTTGGTAGATTCGGTTTAGGCATCGCTCTTTGTTCTGCTAGTACTTGTCTGTGGGTATCCTTAATAGCACTCTTGTTTTTAAACGAATCTGTTTTGCGCTGCTCTAGTCCTGCGTGGGAAAAGCCTGAGCCTTTCTTTTTAGCTGAAAATATTTCTCCAGTAACTGAGGGTGTTGCCGGTCTATGAACACCTTTTTGATGACCATCAATCGCCTTATCATCTTTATGACTTGTTCGCTCCCAAATCGGGCCCTTGCTTAACTTTTCTAGCTCTTCTGGGTTCTCGACTAAATGCTTAATAAGTTTCTTTGCTTCTTCAATTGCTTCTTTGAACGGCATATAATATCCCTCTATTTATTTACTAATTTTTCTTTCTAATCTGTGTCGGTTTTTTGAGCTTTTTACTCTTAAACCTTCTATTTTACCTTTCGA